TAGATTGTAAAGGAAGATTTACACGAAACGATTTTATCAACGGAGTTTATACATACTCATGGGATAAAGCAAGATGGGAGAGATTAAAAAGAGAAGGTTGGATAGAAACCTGGAGACATAGGAATCGTACGACTATTATGTACTCTGTATTTAAAACCTCGTGGAAATGCTCTCAAATGATAAGTAGGATATATAGAATCCTATTAGGTGAGGAAGACTTACCCACTTCAGAAAGAAGTGTATTTTATAGTAATAAATCATATACAGATAAAGTTTACAATAAAGCTATAGATGATATGATTAAAGACAAAGATAGATGAAAAGTTCACCACTACATAAAGGTATAGGAAAATATACTAAAAAAGCTAAAGGCAAAAGAGGATTTAATATGAAAAATAAAGGAAACTTTGACTTTGGTAACAAAGGTATTTTCGATATTAAAACTGAAACTAAAGTCCAGTCGGTGGTTGATGCGGATAAATCACCTTTGAGAGGGGGTTGGTGGGCCAAACAAACAAAAGGACACGGCGGAGTATCATAATGGGATTTAAACTAGGTAAAAATAGAGGATTCGAAGCTACAGCTGGTGAAATCAAAACAAAAATGCGTTTTGGTAAACAATCTGGAGAAGAAGGTTCCGTGCCTGGAACACCTGTTATTAGAGTTCCATTAGAAGAGGGTGTAATGGGCGAAGCCAATATGGATGGATCTATTTATATCAACGAGAATATAACACCTGGTAGTTATGAAGATAGACAGACTATTAACCACGAAATGAAACATGCCACTGATATGAGAATTGGAAAATTAGCCTACGCTGATGATCATGTGGTATATAATGGAGAGACTTTTCCTAGGCAAACTATAAACGGAAGAGATATGATTAAAGTAGATGGAAAATGGAAAGAAGCTGGAGATACTAGTTTCCCATGGGAAATTGACGCAAACAACGGTAATCATGGAAATATTTAAAGATAACAATAATTGGAATGAAAAATCTATCATTGGTTTTATTGCATTTGCAATAATGTGTGTGATTATGATAGTAGATCTTGTAACCGGTTGGTTAGGAAGAGATCTAATGATAAATGAATTTGTATATGATTCATTTGTACTTGTAGTACTTGGGTGCTTTGGTATAAGTGGGTTGGAAAAATTCGCAAAGAAATAATATATGTTAGGCAAACTATTTTCTGGTGGAGCAGCAGATCTTGTAAAAGGTGTTGGAGGAGTAATAGATAACCTACATACTTCTGACGAAGAAAGATTAGAGGCAGAGGCAAAAATAAAAGAACTAATTGCTAACTACGAAGTTGAAATGGAAAAGAACATTACATCTCGCTGGGAAGCAGATTTAAAATCAGACTCCTGGCTAAGTAAGAATGTTAGGCCAATGGTTTTAATATTTTTAATAGTATGCACCATGCTATTAATATTTATTGATGCAGGTGCAATAAAATTCAATGTAAAAGATTCTTATATAGATCTTTTACAATTAGTATTAATAACAGTGATCGGCGCTTATTTTGGTGGTCGATCATTAGAAAAAGTAAAAAAATAAAATTATGGGAATAAATTCAACGGAAGTTGCTTATGGCTTTGGCCAAATGGGTAGTGGACACATAAAAGCTTCTACAGCACTATATCCACCAGCTGGAAGAGTGATAGTAGCTATAACAATGTTAGAAGACGTACAGTTTTTAGCTACAACCGGTTTAGTTGGTGACGATAGTTACATTGCAAATGGTAGTGCATCAGTAGATGATGGTGTATCGTTTATTGGTAGTGGTGCTCAATTTTTAGCTAACGGTATGGATGATGACGGTGATGCTGTTACATCAGCTGTTATAGCCAATACAGTAAGCTTTCCAAAAGGATTAACTATATATGGCAGATGGACTAGATTCCAATTAAAAACTGGTTACACTCACGGTGTGATTGTTTACTACGGAGAATAATGTTAGGATTAGGAAGTAATATAGCAAGTATTGGTAGTCACTGCAGTGTTAGCTCTTTTTCACCAGAAGACGTTAGTAATCTACAGTTATGGCTTAAAAATAATCATAGTTTAACAGTTGCGCAATGGGATGATTCTTCTGGAAATGGACATCACGCGGCACAAGGCACTAGTGGAAACCAAGCCGCGGTTTCTGAAGGCGGTTTAGACTTTGAAGGCACTAGTAATCACCATTATGACTTAGCAAATACTGGTGTTGTTGTTTCATCACAAGAAGCTTTTATTATATTTATAGTTTGTAAAATAGAGTCTTTTGATAATCAAAACTCAATTTTAGGGACTGGAGATGATGATATATTTTTAGAGTTTCAAACGGCAAAGAAAATAAGATTTAAAGCGGGTGGCACGGCAATTGCTATTGATTATCCAAATGGTACATTTGCAACAGGCGCTAAGGCAGTTTTTGCAATACAAAGAGAAGCTGGCGCAACTGGAAATATAAATCTTTTTAAAAACGGAAGTGCAGTGTCTCCTGATTCTCAACTTGCAAATGCGGGCGCTATAACTTTCAATGTATTAGCCACTAGAAATAATGATAGGTTTTTTGACGGTATAATACACGAATTATTATGTTACGAAACCGCTAATTTAACCTCTGATGAAATAACTAATATAAACAACTACTTAACAACTAAGCACGGAATATAAATTAAATTAACTTAAATTAAATAAAAATGGCAACAACAAAAGAAAAAGGAACAAGTAAAAAAATCAAAGAACTTAAAGGTATTAAACCTGAAAAAGTTACTGATGCACAATTAAAAAGAATTCAAGAAACAGTAAGTGTTATAAATAGAGCACACTCAGAAATAGGCACTATAGAAACAAAGAAACATGCTTTAATGCACCAAGTTTCTACTAGTCAAGAGGTGTTACACGCATTACAAACAGAGCTTGAAAAAGAGTACGGTACTGTTGATATTAATATTAACGATGGTACTATAAACTACAAGGAAGATGGCCAAGCTAATTCGTAAGATTTCTGTAGGTAAAGATTATAAGAATGACGCTATGCACTATGCCGTGGGGCAAGAAGTGTATGGCGGTCATACTATCTGTGATATATTGGAGGAAGACGAAAAGTATTCTATATATATTAAAAAGAACAAAGACGTTTTACCTTGGAAAGACTTTAATAAAAATATGGCGGTATCTGTAGAATATAACCTCGAGTATTAATGAAAAGCGTTCACAGCTTTGTTGTAACGCCAAAAGGAGAAAGATATAATAATACTACAAAAGTTGGTGATTCAGAATTAATACTTAATACTGAAATTTTTAATCATCAATATGTGAACAGAGAGGCGACTGTTATATCTACACCCATAGCGGGACATACAGAAATACAGGCTGGAGATACAGTTATAGTGCATCATAATGTTTTTAGGAGATGGCACAATGTAAAAGGTATAGAGAAAAATAGTAGGAGTTACTTTAATGAATCTACTTATTTTATAAACCACGATCAAATCTTTTTATATAAAAGAAATAAAGAGTGGATAGCTCCAAAAGGTTATTGTTTTGTAAAACCTTTAAAAGCAATAGATCAATTTAATATTGAATCTGAAAAACCTCTACAAGGTATTGTTAAATATTCAGACGGTACAGTAGAAGTAAATGACTTAGTTGGTTTTAGACCAAGTAGTCAATATGAATTTATAGTTGATGGCGAAAGACTATATAGAGTTTTATCTAATTTTATTACAATCAAATATGAATATCAAGGAGACGAAGAAGAATATAATCCAAGCTGGGCAGAGAGCAGTGGAAGAACTGATTAAGGTTGCTAAAGAACCTATTGTAGATTCTGACGACGATATATCAGCTGATAGATTAAAGAATGCTGCAGCTACTAAAAAGCTAGCTATATTTGATGCATTTGAAATACTTAACAGAATCCAAGAAGAAGAGAACTTGCTTGAAGGCAAGGAGCCTGAAGAGAAAAAGGAAACAGTTTTTAGAGGATTTGCAGAGGGAAGATCTAAGTAATGTACGAGCAAGATTTATTTAAAATAATAGAACCAATTAAAAAAACGACTATTAGTCGTCTTAACAAAGGTAAAAAATGGAAATATGGATATGATAAAGAACATGATATTGTTGTTATCTCAAAAACGGGAAAAATTGGTGAAGTCATTGAAATCCAAGGTTTGCGAATTGGCTTGCCGTTGGAACCAAAAGGAGTGTACGTGCACCCCAAAAACAAATGGGTGAAATTTGAACAACCTAAAGAATTATCTCGTTTAAAGAATATATTTGATTGGAGAAACTATCCTGAAGAGAAAAAAGATCAGTGGTACGATTATATAGACGAAGAATTTAAAAGAAGAGACGAGGGGTTTTGGTTTATGAATAATGGTAAACCAACTTATATAGTAGGAACTCACTATATGTATCTGCAATGGAGCAAGATAGATGTTGGAGCTCCAGACTTTAGAGACGCAAATAGATTGTTCTTTATATTTTGGGAAGCTTGTAAAGCAGATAAAAGATGCTACGGTATGTGTTACCTAAAGAACAGAAGATCAGGGTTTTCGTTCATGTCATCTGCAGAAACGGTTAATTTAGCTACTATATCGAGTGATAGTAGATATGGGATACTATCTAAAACAGGTTCAGATGCGAAAAAAATGTTCACAGACAAAGTTGTTCCTATATCAATTAACTATCCATTCTTTTTTAAACCTGTCCAAGATGGTATGGACCGTCCTAAATCCGAACTTGCTTATAGAGTGCCTGCTAGTAAGTTTACAAGAAAGAAAATGTCAGCTACAGATGGCATGGAAGAAATTGAAGGGCTAGATACAACTATTGATTGGAAAAATACGGGTGACAATAGCTATGATGGTGAAAAACTAGCATTATTAGTACATGATGAAAGTGGTAAATGGGAAAGACCAGATAATATATTAAACAACTGGCGTGTTACAAAAACATGTCTTAGGTTAGGTAGTAGGATTATAGGTAAATGTATGATGGGGTCAACTTCCAACGCCCTAGATAAAGGTGGAGATAACTTCAAAAAACTATACAATGCATCAGACGTCACTAAGAGAAATAGAAATGGTCAGACAAAGTCTGGTTTATACTCTTTGTTTATCCCAATGGAGTGGAACTACGAAGGATTTATTGACGAGTACGGAGTTCCAGTATTCACTACTCCTGATACAGATGTGTTTGCCCCAGACGGTGAACTAA